GTATACTATCCAGAAGGATTGCCTTCACCTAAGATTACTAAGTTTTGTGGTTCAATTAACTTAATAAAGGAGAAGGTAGTATGACTGATATTATTGAAGTAGTGGAAAGAGGGTTGCAAGGTGCTCCAGGTGATCCAGGTGATCCAGGTAGTGCATTAGACAACTTAGTACTTATAAACAAAGAGTCTGATTTTGAGACACAAGACGCAACAACAATAACACTTGACCCTACAAAACTGTATGAGATAGGTGCTTCATTTTCTCACTCTAAGGCTATTATAGCTAGCGGTTCAAGTATTAGAGGACTATCTGAAGCTACAGTAATGAGTTATACAGGAACAGACTCACAATTTAAGAACGTTGAGAGTAGAGCTTCAATAAAAGATATTTACCTAAGTGCACCAAATGGGACAGTATTTGAATGTATTGGTGATGACACAGGAGACCCTAACCACAGGTATAACGTTGGAAGTGTATTTGTTATTGATTGTGAGAAAGTTTTAAAGTCAGATGGGTGTGGCGCTCAGGTATTTGACTTAATGCAAGTTGCCAATATCTCAGGCAATAAGGCATTTGAGTTTATAGGTTCTTCCGCTTTGATTTACGACTTTTCAAAAATTGGTATTTTTGGGCTTGTGTCAGGAGCAGTAGCGTTTGATTTTGGTACGTCAGTGTCTAGTGAAATATCATTAACCAATATAATAGCCGTAGGTCATGCTGATGCTGTAGCTATATCAGGACTTGCAAATAGTGGAAATCTTGAGGTTGGAAGCAAGGCAACAGTGCAGGAATCTAACTTTAGAGCTTTTACTAACCCTTTAACCAATATAGTTTTCGATGATGTAAGGTGGAACTTCCGTGATACCCCACTAGTAAGAGATACAAGAAACGCAGCAGATTGTTTTCTTACGTCACCACAAATAGTTACAATAGGTGGTGGAAACTCTGGTACATTTTTCAATATTGGTGGTGCAAACTGGAGCTTTACTGTAGACCATAGATTCACAATATCCTCCTCAGGTATAGTTACATATATTGGAGAGGACGCAATTGATGTTAAAGTATCATGCTCATTAACACTAGAGAAAGATGGTGGTGGTTCAGATGTACTTGAGGCTCGTGTGGGCCTAAATGGTACATCGTTACCAAGGTCTGCTGCAAACACAGAAAACAACAGCCCAACTAGTATACCGCTAGAATGTTTTATTTCTATAACAACCGGTGATGAAATAACATTAATGGTTGCGAACATGGGCGGTACAACTGATATAAATGTAACACGTACTTCGGCTTTAATATCAGGATAAGTAACTAAGGACGAGTCTGCACAAGGATGTTACTAAAACAACAAAGTAGAAGCTTATGTTTAAAGTAACAAGAAGTACAATTGTATCAGGTGTGGTAGTGGCTTTTATTACCAGTATGAGTACTGCAATCTATACCAAGAGTAGCGTGCTAGACAAACATGAAGTGCGGATTTCACATCTAGAAAAATTTGAAACTCAATCTGAACTCGAAGTAAGGGTATTAGCCTCAGAGGTAAGTACCTTAAGAGTAGAGTCTGCTACCGTAGTAACGATGCTTAATACCCTAAGTCAGACAAACGAGCAACTCTCGAAGACGACGACAGAGTTAGGGAAGATAGTTGCAAGGCTGGATGAAAGGACAAAGCACTAATAACTAATACAAAACAAGATTTAGACAGGAGGAGTAAGAACTAATTACTTAATAATTTAACCTTAACTAATAGGACTAACATGAATGATAATAAAGGGGGAAGTGTAATTACTGATGATCAAAAAGCAGACATAGTTATGTTTAATAAAAACCCCATAAATAAATCACTCTATGACGGTCTATCAAATTTGGCTACAGGGTTAGGTGGTGCTAAAGATAAAGCAAGTCACAATAAATGGGCACACTCAGGTCGTAACTTCGACCATGTAGAATTAAGTGTGCGCTATAGGGAAGACTGGCTAAGTCAAAAGGTATGTCAAATTGTTCCACAAGACATGACTCGCGAATGGCGTAACTTTGAAAGTGAAGAAGCTAAAGAAGCTGATGAAGCATTTGAAGTTGCTAAAGTATTCCGTGAAGCATATAAGTGGGCAAGGTTGTATGGTACTAGTTTCATTGTCTTAGACATTGATGATGGTAGAACAACTGACAAACCAGTAAACTGGAAGAACTTAAAAGCTGGCTGCTTGCGTTCTATGCACGTAGTTGACCGTACACGAATAGTGACCTTGGGTGAAATAGACCAAAAACCTATGAGTGTAACTTTCGGCATGCCTGACCACTACCAGTTTGTAAACACTACAAGCCCTATCCACAAAGATAGACTTATTCGTTTTGAAGGTACTGAGTTACCTATCTACGAACGTCAACGTAACCTGTGGTATAGTGACAGTATCCTAATACCTTTAACAAAACAGATTGATAACTTTCATACTACCTCCTTTGCTGCGGCTCAGATGGTACAAGAAGCTAACACTGATGTTGTTAAAGTTCCAGGACTAGCAAACATTTTACAGTCAGATGAAGGCACAGCAGCAATGCTACAGCGCTTCACTGATTGGAAGAGTATTAAATCAGTCTTCGGAGTATCTATACTAGATAGCGATGAAGAGTTTGACCAAAAGAAGATTCAACTCTCAGGAGTAAAGGATTTGATTTGGGAATACTTAAAGATGGTTGCTGCCTCTGTATCTATACCAGCCACTAGATTCTTATCAGCCTCACCTGATGGAATGAATGCTACTGGTGAATCAGACTTAGTAAACTATATTGAAACACTTCAAGGTTTACACAAGGATGTATTCGTACCACGACTAGGTGTTGTTGATAGATTAATGGCTGCACACTATGGTTTGAAAGAAGAAGATTTTAAGTATACTTGGAATTGTATCTTCCCAGAATCAGCAGCCCAGAAAGCTGCCCGACTTAAAGATAACGATGAACGTATTTGCCGCTTGGTAGAGACAGGAATTTTATCTAGAGAGTCTGGATTAAAAGAAGTTAAAAGTTACAGCGGTATCGACAAAGATGCTACTGTAGGTGATGACCCTAATAAACAAACTGGAGACAGTAATGTTAAAACAAAAACTACGTAATGTTTTGTTAGTTGATGAAGCCTTAATTGGTGTTCAGTTAACAGACCGTATTAGCGTACCTACTAAAAGAACTATTAATGACCAAGGTCAAATGATTGTTCCATGTAAGTTTGCTCGTACAGGTTCTCAACTATATACGGCAGGGCAACTTGGTCTAGCCGATATGGAAGCGAACAAAATCGTCACAGTGTATCGGGATGAAAAAGATGTATTCTGCCAAGACTCTATGGACTCTTTCCGCAGTGCTCCAGTTACAATTGGCCATCCTAAAGATGATGGTGGTATCCCTGTTAAAGTAACTTCTGTAAACTCTAAAGAGTTGCAAGTTGGTGCGTTAGAAGGCATGCCTACTCGTGATGAAGATACACTTGGTGGTGTCTTAGTACTAACTGCCCAAGAAGCTATCGATACTTTAGATGAAGGTTCACAAGAACTATCTGCTGGGTACACTTGTGACATAGAAGAGATTGACGGCAAGCTATACCAACGTAACATTAAAGCAAATCATATTGCTATTGTTGCTAAAGGTCGTGCTGGCTCAAGTTGTCGTATTTCTGATGAAGCTCTTGCTATTCAAGATGCTACTAAAGAAGAAGCTGATAAGACTGTGATGGTTGATGAAGCTTTACTTACTGATGCACAAGCTCAAATTGTTACCTTAACAGATGAACTTGGTATCCAGAAAGAACTTGTTGTATCTATGAAGCAAACAGCCGATGCTGCTGAATTAGCTGTAGAGTCAATGAAGATAGAATTAGCTGATGCCAAAGTAGCTGCAAGTGAAGGTGTGATTGAACGCTGTGAAGTGATTGAACATGCCCGACTAATTGCTGACATGCGTGACTTAGGTGACAAATCAGTATCAGAAATCAGAAAGCTGGTAGTAGTAGACCAGTACCCTGAGAAAGACTTTAGCAAGAAAAGCGAAGCATTCGTCGAAGCTATGTTCGAGATGTTAGTAGACCAAGCTAAAGGTGAAACCCCAATGAGCAAGATAATCAAACAGCAAGAAACACATGTAACTGTAGATTCTGTTTATGTTAGCCCATCGGAAATATCTCGCAAGAAAATGATGACTACTCAAAAGAGTTTATCTAAATAATTTAATTACAGGAAATAAAAATGACTATCCAAAACTTTAATCTTTATACTGCTAACGGATACGCTGGCGACCTAGTTGACTCAGCTCCTCGTGTAGTACAAACAGGTATTTTAGTACCCAACGCAACTGCTGTCTCTGATGCAGGTTTCGGTGTAGCTATGTTACGTCAAGTAACTGGTACACTTATCGAGCGCGGGGTAGAGCTAGGTGGTGCAGCTAATGTATACGCTATCTCACAACGTGAGTACAATCATGAAGCAAGTACGCGCCCTGCTAAATCAGGAACTGGCGCTTGGGCTTACCATGAAGGGGAGTCTGTTTCACTAATCCGTGAAGGCTACCTATACATCTTACTAGATGGTTCAGTTGCTATTGCTGCTGGTGCAGTACTACATGTTGACACAGTTACAGGTGCTTTCTCCAAAGACACTGTTGCTGGTAACATTGTAGCTACTACCAACGTGATTGCAGAAGAAGCTGGCGTTGCTGGCGACATCATCAAAGTACGTATTGACATTAAGTAGTAGTACTTAATACTAAACATAGGCTAGCTAAC